GGCAGCTCCTCGTATGCTTCCTGTTCGGCCTTGGTGTCGCCCGGCTTGGCCACCAGTGTTTGCATACGAGCAAACGCTTTCTTTGCAAGCTGAGCGTCAGATTCAATCTGAGCTTTTGCAGACGCCTCTTCAAGGATGAGGAATGGATCGCAGCCAAGTACCCTCGCGATGGCGTCAATCTCTTCGGTGTTGAAACAGCGATCACCACGAATCTTGTTGTAGTAGCTGTTACGTCCGATACCGGTAGCTGCACAAAGGTCGTCTATCGTCATGTTGCGGTCACGACGTCGATTTTCGATAACCTCTATGACTCTTTGCGTGAAGAGTGATTCATATTTGCTCATGTGAAAGATTGTACCGTTTTCCGGTACGTTTGCAAAATTCGTACCGTTTTGGGTTGACAGTACGTACCGGATACGGTACTTTATAAAACATGCAAACAAACACACAGCTCTCCGCAACATCAATAGAACTGATTAAGGCAGTAAAAGCCGAGGCGGCGCGCTCGGGCGTGTCCACCCCAGAACTAGCCCGCCGAACTGGGCACGACCGCAAATTCTTCTACGACCGCTTCCTATTCCTCAAAGCCTTTTCCACTGATGACCTCGACGCCATTGCCATAGCCCTCGGCATCAGCGCCGCCGACATCATCAACTCGGCACGATTCGCAGCCGAAATGCACAACGCGAAGGCGGTGGCGTGATGGTTAGGACCTACCGGCTTGGCGGCGCGGAACGTGAGAGGGCCCGTGCGCTGATTCGTATTCTCGGCATCGACATGGATCGTGTCAGATGGTTGGACGGCCACCCGATGACGGTTCGCGTGTTTGATGACGGCAAATGCTGGGTCGAATACACGGGACTCGTCGTCTGCGACAAGGAAGACATTGGCTTCTGTCTCCGTGGGCTCGAGCCCGTGGATGTCGGGCCGGGGTCTATAGGGACAGGATCCGGGAATGCCGGAACAGGATTCTTCGCGAGGATACGCGGATGTCTCTCGATTTCGAGGTCTCGACCATCGCGACGATGACGGTGCCGGACTCATGGCGCTTGAGCTTGGAGTCCCCACGGTATTCGACGATAGCGCCGCCCGTCGGCGTCACTCGAATGTCTCGTTCGGTGAGCCACCCGTTGTTGCGCAGTATCCACCCGTCCCCATCCGTCTTCTCCACTCCCCAATCGGTCGAGAGGTACAGGCGTCGTTCCGCGTCGAAGGACAGCAGCAACGCCGTCAATCCCATCCAGTTGTCCGCCAGCCATTTCCACATGGCTCAGATTCTAGCCACAAAAAAATGCCGCCGATTGGAGCGGCGGCGAATGCCAGATTGAAAGAAGGTCCAAAATGACTGAATCCAATGTACAGCCCTTCGAGTTCAGGGGCAACCCGGTCGCCACGGTGACCGCCGAGAACGGGACGGTGCTGTTCTGCGCGAAGCACGTCGCCACCGCACTCGGATACAGCAACACCCGTGACGCAATCGCAAAGCATTGCAAGGGTGTCGCGAATCGCTACCCCCTTGAGACGGCCGGTGGAATCCAGCAGATGGTATTCATCACCGAAGGCGACGTGTACCGTCTGATCGCCAGCAGCAAGCTCACCAGCGCGGTCGAGTTCGAGCATTGGCTGTTCGACGAGGTAGTGCCCCAGATCCGTCGTACCGGCGGTTACATTCCCCAGGGCGAGACCCCGGAGGAGACGATGGCGCGCGCGGTGCTCATCGCGCAGAAGACCATCGAAGAACAACGGAAGCAGTTGGACGAGCAGAAGCCGAAGGTGTTGTTCGCGGACGCGGTGGCCACGAGCAAGAGGAGCATTCTGATCGGCGAATTGGCGAAGATCCTCAAACAGAACGGCGTGAAGACCGGCCAGAACCGGTTGTTCAAGCAATTGCGTGAGGACGGTTTCCTGATGAAGCGCAACGGGAATCCGAACATGCCGACGCAGAAGAGCATGGAACTGGGTTTGTTCGAGGTCAAGGAAACATCGATCGCCCATTCGGATGGTCATGTGTCGTTGAACTTCACGACGAAGGTCACGCCCAAGGGCCAGCAGTACCTCATCCAGAAGTATCTGGGCTGCACTCCCCCTGACTTGGAAGCGGGTGCGTGATGGCCGGTAGTCAAATCGAATCGTCTCTTGACGGCTGGCCGATCGCCAAGGTGGCGAGCTTCCTTGGTGTCTCGAAGGGCAGTCTCTACGTGTGGTCGTGCCACGACAAGTGGGGAGGCCGGTATCCGCCCGCGCCGAAACGCGTAGGCCGCAGGCTCGTTTGGAATCCACAGGAGGTCATCGACTACCGGGACCGGCGGTGCGCGATAAGCCGCAGGGAGCTGGTCTACGGCGAATAAGGGTTTCCCGGATTCAAAACCGGGAGAAAAGGAAGAGGTGCCGGCGTCGCACTGTCCAAGGTTCACGCCGGCACCAACATCACCAATCACATTGAAAGGAAAACAAGTGATGTCAGGGCACAAGATTACCGGAATCCACGCCATCGGCGTCGAGATCCCGAAGGGAATGTCATTCAAGGAGCTCATGGAGCAGCTGCTTGAGGGAGGAGAGGCTGAGTTGGAGAAGGAGTTGGACGAGGAGACGCGCCAGCCGGAAACCGGCAAGTGCGATTGTCCGGCGTGCGATCCAGACAAGGACACCGTGGAGGAAAGATTGCTCCATCCGGTCGATCAGTGGCAGCACGCCGTCGATGTGGCCAGTGACGTGCATGACGCGGCCGGCTCTCTCGAACACGCGCTGTTCGAGCTGGGTGAGAACCAGTGGGCGTTCGAGGCGTCGATGATCCTCAGCCAGTCGCTGACCCTGCTGCGTGCCATCCAACGCAAGCGCAAGGAGGTTGCGGAATGAGCATCGAAGCATTGCGCAAAAAGAAGCGTATGCGCCGACCCCGGCCGAGGTTAACGGACGGTCAGAAATCGGCCGTATTACTGGCTCTCACGTTCTTCGAGGGTTGGCTGGTCGGTTTCGCCGGCACGCACAGCCGCATCCCCAGTCCGGTGGGCACGCCGCAGTGGATGATAACCGGCTCGCTCGCATTGGCGGTCGTATTGCCGCTCGTGTTCGTGGGAATCCTGTTGAAGTGGGGTGGCGATGGAACAGCCAAGTGAGTTCACGCTCTGCCTGCCGGGCGACCCGGTGCCGAAGGGGCGTCCCCGCGTCTACAACGGGCACGCGATAACCCCGAAGCGCACCGTCAGGGCGGAGGAACGCCTGTTCGCCGAATTCAGGCTCAAATACCCGCAGGCGAAACCATACCAGTGCCCGGTCAGGTTGGAGGCCGAATTCTGGATGAGCCATCGCGGCCGCCCGGATCTCGACAACCTGCTGAAGCTGGTTTTGGACTCGCTGAACGGCGTCGCCTACGTGGACGACGCGCAGGTCGTCGAATCCCATGCCACCAAGCGCATGCCCGACCTATGGGTGTACGGAGCCAAAGGCAAATACCGGAAACGCAAGTCCGGCGACCCGTACACGTACTGCGGGCACGAATACGAACCACATCTCTATATCCGAATCAAGCCGCTCCCGGAACGGGGGCCGAACAAGCAAGGAGAACAATCATGAGCAAGCCGATCAACGAACCCCGTCTGGTGCAGCAGGCGCTGATAGCGGACGAGGATCTGAGTTTCGAACTGGCGGCTTTGGTGCCGCCGGCGAACGGCATCACGAACGCGGCCAGCACGTTCATCGACCGGGCGACCAAACTGTTGCTGTCCGACAAGATCATGCTCACCAACGAGCAGCATACGGCCGTCGTGACGGCCATCGCCGTCGCCCAACTGACCGTCAAGGAGGGTGCGGCCGTGTCGAAGCTGCTGCGCAACCCGGACGCTTCGGCGGAGGTCATCGCCGGACTGCGCCTCACCTCCGAGGACAGGCATGATGCCTGACCGGCGTCTTTGGATGCCGCGTTGCAGGACATGCGGGCCGCTCGGCAAGCCCACCGGACTGGACGAGGCGGTCACCTGCTGCAACCGGCACACGAACCAGACCAAGCATCAGACGGCGTGGTATCCCACCTACGCCCAAATCATCGTGAAAGGCACATCAAATGACTCCATCAACCATTGAAAACACAGAGGCCGTGAACCCGGACGGGGAATTGCGCCAAGGATTGTTCGCCGCGCAGGCGGCGCGCATCGTCGAACTGCAGGCCGAGATCGCGTCCCGTCAGGAGGAAATCGACAATCTCAAATCCCTGATTCTCGACTCGCATCCGGTCGGCACCTACCAGGCCGGCAATCTGAAAGTGCAGGTCAAGCCGGGCGCGCGCCGCATCAACGCCGGCACGTTCGAAAAAGCCTACCCGGCCACCAAGTATCCCGGAGCCTACCAGTTGAAGCCAAGGCCGCTCAGCCAGTTGGAGAAGCTGCTGTCGGCGGACGCGGTGGCCGATTACGCGATGAGCGGCAAGCCGACGGTGGTGGTCTCATGAACGCAGAACTGTCCAGCCTGGGCATCGCCCAGATCGTGGAAAGCGTTATCGCCGACTACGACCTGCACGACGAGAACGGCAACGAGCTGACCGACGACCTGTACGTCATCCGCTCCGAGCAGCTCGACGAGCTGGGCCTCACCGTCGCCAGACGCATCCACAAGGCCATACGCGAACTGGAGACGCAAGGCAAGACCGGCTTCCCCGTGCATTCGATGGCCTTCGGCAGCATGCCGGTAACCATCGCGAAGGACGGCGACCGCACCTACACGCTGCGCTTCGACAATTCGGACGAGGCGGTGGCCATCACACGGCTCAGCCGGACCGCACTCACGGACATCAAGAAACAGATCAACGAGTTTTTGAAGGAGGTGAAGAACCGTGAGCATGAATGACGCCATTCTCGCCGTCGCACAAGCCCAGCAGCAGGGTGACGCGATACCCGTCGACGTGCCGCCCATGACGCAGGCCGGCGTTTCATTCGCCGAACCGCCGGCCACAAGCGTGGACACCCATGAGGAGCCGCGCCTGTGGCCGGAGATCCGCATGATGATCGAAACCAACATCCGCGACCAGCCGAGAGAGAAACAAGCGGAGATAGGCCCGTCCGAATTGGGCTCCGACTGCCTGCACTGCCTAGCCGCCAAGCTCGCCGGATGGCCCCAATCGCGTAAAACGTCATGGCTGTCGTTCATCGGCACCTGCGTGCACGCGCGGTTCGAGGAATGGTTCAACGCCGACCAGCAGACCATCTCCGACGTGATGAACGCGGAAAACCTCATCGAGGGACACCTCGACGACATGAGGCGACTGAAGCGGTTCCAAGCCGAGATGCGCGTCAAGGTCGGTAGCCTGTCCGGCCTGTACGGCGGCACCGAACTGCACGGCAGCATCGACCTGTACGACCGTAAAACGCGCAGCACGGTGGATTGGAAGATCACCGGCGACACCACCATGAGAGCGGCGAAGGCCAACGGTCCAAGCCAGCAATACCGAATGCAAGCCAGCCTCTACGGCATCGGCCTGGAAAACGCGAGCGAGAAATGCGAGCGCAACTGCATCTTCATGCTGCCCAGGAACAAAACCAGTCTCGACGACGCCTATGCGTGGGAGGTCCCGTTCGACCCGAAGCCCGGCCGGTGGGCCATGAGCCGCGCCCAACTGCTCATCAATTTGATGGACTGCATCGAACTCGCCGACGGGCCGGAAGTGCGCGACGCATGGATTCATTCGCTGCCCACGTCGCCATCGCATTGCTTCCAATGCGGCAGCTGGCCAGACGACCAACTGGGCGAACTCTCGGAGTTGAACGCCTCAATGTACCCGGACGTACCCGCCAAATGGGAAACGCTCAAACAACTGCTCCAACCAACATACGAAGGATGAGAAACCATGTACGGAAACCAGAACCAATACCAGCAGCAGAACGGCTTCCAGCAGCCGCAGCAGGCGGCGTCGCCCGTGGAGATGAGCCTTGATTCGGTGATGCAGGGCGGTTCGCCAGGCCTGTTCGACAAGAACGACCCGGTGGGCACCAGCCATCAGGGCGAGATCACCGGAATCGAGGCGCAGCAGCAGACCGAATTCCAGACCGGAGCCCCATTGTTCTATCCGAACGGCAATCCAAAGCCGCAGGTCGTCATCCACCTGAAGACCGGTCTGCGCAACCCGGAGCGCAACTACGACGACGGAGTTCGTGTCTTCTACTGCAAGGGCTATTCGATTCCGAATCTTCGTGCGGCGAGCCAGCAGGCCGGCGTGGGCAACTTCCCGCGCGTCGGCGACACCATCCGCATCACGTTCAGCGAGACCAAGCCAAGCCAGACGCGAGGCTTCGCCGACGCGAAGATCTACAGCTTCCAGATCACCCCCGGCAACCCGAACAAGGCCGGTCTGGAACAGGCGATGTCCGACCCATACGCCGGCCAGCAGCCCAACGCCATGCCACAGACCACACAGAGCTATGCCCCAGCGCCGCAGCAGCCTGCACAGGCGGCCTCGCAGCCTGTGACTGCGCAGCAGGCGACGCAGATCCTCCAGCTGAAGGCCATCGGCAAGACCCCCCAGGACATCGCGGGCATGATGGGTCTCACCCTGGAACAGGTGCTTGCCGTCGGGCAATCGTCACAGCAGGGCGGCCAACAGCCGGAGCCTGAGTTCTGACTTGTTCGAACGTAACCGCAACGTAACAGGCGTAACCGCATGGCGGATAAACCACGGGCGGTTACGTAACCGTACGTAACCGGTTACGTAACTTGTTACGCAGTGGTTACACACCAACGTAACCGTCAAAAACCAACAATTCCAAGGCCTTAACCGTTACAAGTTACACAGTTACAAAAAACATGTAATAAATATGTTTTCTCCTATATATCTATATATTGTGTGTTTTTTGTTTATAGGGCGTAATGCGTAACAGTTAGGGCCGGCTATCCAAGGAAGGAAGATATGGCCGGCCAATACGATGATTACAGGCCTATCCCGGCTGAGGATCTGCCGGCGAAATACGCCGGCTGCTTCAAACTGCTCGAACTCTCCTTCACGCCACCGAACGATTTCGACCGCGTGATGACCATCACCGGGCAATCGCTCCAACTGATCACCGACGGTGATGACAACGGCAAACGCGGCAAAACCTTGGTCATGCACGCCGGATACCAGAAAGCCATTTGGGAACTCCGGGAAGGCCATCTGCGCTACTGCCCGTCACAGCAGCGACTCTGGCGCAGAGACCCGGACATCGAAGACCATCCGGGAGAACGCCGCCTGCTCAATAGCTGGCACCCGGTCAAAAGCATCGAGGACGAATACCACATCGGCGAGCGCAGCAACGACCGGAACCGCAACTATGCGGTGAGCAGCACCATCATGCGCGAAGCTAAGCGAGCACAATGGTTCCGTCAGGTTGAACGCGGAGTGCGCATCGACCCGTGCGTGTGGTATCGCAAGGATGGGCATGTGGTCTGTATTCGGGGCGACACCGATATGGCTGTGACCCAGACGTTCGATCCGCGGAACATGGGCAACCAAGTGGTGGAGCAAGCCAAACGAATCTGCGAATGGCTGACCGTTGACGGTAAGTCGTGCGCGAACCTGCTGCGCATGTTCGCCACCCCGTGGCTCGAACCGTACAAGCAGTTGAGTTTTGTTTTGTCGGGTCATGGTGGCGATGGAAAGACGTTGCTGCTGTCGAACGCGGTGCAGCGCGTGCTGGGTGATCGCAAGTCGTTCCCGGCGTTCAAGACCACCGGTTATTGCGACAGCGGGTTCTCGCTGAATCGTGAGTCGATGAACGACATGATGGCTGGCATGGCGTTCGCCTATGACGACGAGGCCGGCGAAGTGACCGAGCGTATGCTTCCCCTGCTGCGCGCGCTGTCCACCGGGGCGACGATGAGCGCCCGCGTGGTTGGAGGCAAGTATTATTCGATGACGCCGACGGCGACCATCGTGATTCTGACCAACATGCCGTTCGCCGATTCCAGCGAACCATCGGACAAACGCAGGTTCATCAAGGTGGAGATGCACCCGTCCGAGGGACGCTCATACGAGCAGTATCATGCCATCGAGCTGTTTATCCGCGAGCATCCTGCGGCGCTCTATGCGGCGTCGTGCCGCCTGTGGGAGCAGGGTGACGAACCGGAGATGGTGAATCTCAGCCCGGCGCGTGCCATCAGCGACGAGATGTATTGGCTTATCACCGAGATTCTGACCAACGAGGAAAAGTGCGGGCAGCTCGTCGCCTCGCGCGACGTCTACCGTAACGAATTCCATAAGCCGATACCGGGCGACGTCATGTCATTGCTTGGCCTGGCAAATGGCATCACGAAAGTGTGGGGTGGTCAGAAGCGTGTTGTTCGTGTCCAGGACGAGTCACGGTTCGACGTGTACCGTCAGGCCGTCAAGGCTGAGGAAGTTGACGATGGCTCGCCGGTAACCCCCGAGCCTCCGTTGCCGTTGGAGCTTGACTCGCAGTTGCCGCCCTCATTGTTCGGTTTCGAGTGCGACTATGTGCCGGCCAATCCCGACAAGAGCGCGTTCAACTGGAAGAAGCTCGCGCTCGACCCCAATGTGGACACCAGTCAGGTGCCCGCCAACGTGGAGGCGTATGCGGTGGTTCCCGCGCCGGGATTCATGGTCATCGACATGGACATGAGCAAAACCAGTGGCGATGACGGGTGGACCGTGCTCAACCGGCAGGTGGGCCGGTACGGCACCCCGGCGTTCCCCTCGACCTATCTCGTGCGCACCCCCTCCGGAGGACTGCACGCCTACTACCGACTGCCCGAGGCATTGCGCGGCAAGGTGAAGAACGCCGTCCACCTGAAGACCAGCGAATACCCCGACGGCATTCCCGTGGATTTGCGCGTGGAACGCAAGGGATACGTCATCGGAGCGGGAAGCACCGTGAACGAGGGCGACTACCGCGTATGCGACCTCCCCGGAGACGATGGCATACCCGAGGCCAGTCGTGAGATCTGTCGGTGGCTCGAATCCATTGGCGGCATCGAAGGAACCGAACCCAAACAACTCCGGCCTTCGACTCAACGCTCGCAATTGCCCGCGGCTTCGCGTGAGCCTATCCGGCTCAGCCTCGCCCAGGTCATGGACGACGACGATAAACAGCCGCGCCGCGAACCACGCCCCGACATGACCCCAGTGCCCGAGGGGCAGCGCAACCAGACGCTGCACGACTGGGCCTACGGGCGGGCCGCAAACCATCCCGACAACCTGCGTCAAATCGAAGCCGACCTGTACGAGCGCGGCCATGCCAGCGGTTTGAAGGACAACGAACTGGCGACCATCTGGAAATCAATCACACGACAACTCGGAAAGGAATAACCCATGAAACACCCCAAACTGTTCTTCGGAAATATGGTCATTGCCATATCCATGTGCGTGCCGCTGCTTGCGTTTGCAGGATGCGACCCGCACGGCCCCGGCTGCTACTACCGTTGCCCAATCTGCAGCCAATGGTGGTGCTACGACCCACGAACCGAATTCTGGGAGCCGGTTGGCACTCTCAAAATGTTCCTTTCACACCACTCCGTATGGAAACAGGAACATGAGCACAGGAAGGCGAATCATGGCCGAACCGATTGATCTCGTCCAACAGGCCCTCAACGCGCTCGCCGACGCAGGACTCGGCAATGACAGCCCGGCCGAGGCGTTCGTCATCGGCTACCAGGCCGGATGGCAGGAGGCGCTCGACCTGTGCATACGAATCGAAACGGCAATCAACAACGAAACGGGGGCAAATGAGCATCATCGGCAGTGAAATCGAGGCGCAGAAGCAGCGTGACCCGTCGTACGTCGACAGTGGCCTGCAGGGGGCTTGGGGACAAGGATACAAGGCCGGAGCGTCACGCGAAATCACCGAAGAGGAGATTGCCGCCGCCATGGACGAAACCAGAAAGTTCATCACGCTCCCCGGCGCGTGGTTGGAGAACATCATCAGAATCGCGTTCGACGCGGCAAGAAGAAAGGCAATGGAGGGGTGAGCAGGCCACGCGCCCGTGAACGCAAACCAGCATGGCTTCGCGCGTTCATCCCGAAAACGAGTCCCCTCGTTGTCACCGTCTGCGAGGGGTGCGGCCTGTACGTCATCGAGGATCGGGAAACCGTGTGGGAGTCGTGGGATTACGGGTGTGTGGCGGGTGACGACCTGACCGTGGCGATAATCCTCGGCCGCCCGTTGACGCGCGTTACATGGCTGCCATCAGTCGGCTATCCGTTGTTGCGCAGCGTGAGCGGGAGCGCGGGCATCAGGCCGGATGGCCAATACCTCGCCGGGCATACATGCCATTTGGCTCGGGTGAGCGTCAAACCGTTCACGCCGCCGAAAAGAGACCGTCCGCCGGGCAAACCGTGGGGCGGGCCGAGACTGTCGAAACAGGAGATAGCCGAATTCAAACGCATCTGGAATATGCCGTATTCGCGGCTCAAATACGAGAAAGCCCCAACCATGGTCGGCCAGGGCGATGAGAAGCAAACATTATTCTAG